ACAAAGTATTTACTAAACTATTTAGTGACAAAAAAGTAGAGCTGTCAATGATAGAAGATTTGTCGTATTTAGCACTCATTCTAGGTGGTACAACTGTTGACTTTGAAATACAACTAAAAAAAGCAAAAAATGAAATAGCTAATTTAGAAGACTTAATACCAGGCAGTACGCAGACTTCGGTTGACTTGATTACAAAAATGGAAGACTTTAGAAAAATTAGTCAAGAGCTGGGCATATCGGACAGCGAGACAGAAAAAACTTTATCTATCTATAAAAACCAATTAGACAATTACTATACTGTAGTAAAAGAAGTAGACGAATTACTAGTAAAACTTTAAAACTATGCGTACAGAATTAAAAGTATTTTCTAAACTATTTAGTGACAAAAAAGTAGATTTAAGCACAATATCTGAATTAGAATTGTTTACAAAAGGTGCAGAGGCAGACTTTGAAGTTTTTGACAATGTGTTAAACGACTGGGTTATTAAATATATAGACTTACAAAAAGAAGTAAACGGTATACTTAATTTAGCAGACATAGCTGCAAATAGTAATTTCGACCTAGCAACGGCAATGGGTAAATTTCAAGAAAACGCTGAATCTTTAGGTATAAATCCATTTAGGTTTGACGAGTTTGCAAACGCTACTGTTACAATTGGCAGTTACGAAAATAACATTGATGATTTAAACGACACTTTAAGCGTCTTAAAAACAATGAAACAACTTTAAAGCTATGAGTACAGAGTTAAAGGTATTTACTAAACTATTTAGTGACAAAACTAAATTGTCAAAAAAAGTAGCTTTAGGCACAGTTAAAGAAGACATAGACTTTTATATTAATTATATAGAAGACCCAAAAAATAAAGCTGAGCAAATTGTTTCGGATATGAAAAATTTAGGCGATAAAATGCAAGGTATTTTAAGTGAAATACAAACTCTTATACCAGAGGCTAAAGAAACTTTAGAATTAGGCTATCGTCTTACTGGCGAAATAGACGACGTTATAGAACGTGCAAGACAAAGTGCGGACGAGCTGGGAATTGATCCAGCAGCCATAGGTAATTTTACAGAGTTAGAGGCAATAGCAAAAGAAGACTTTTTTTACTTTAAAGATATAGAGGACGCTTGGTGGACAAGTATTAAGTCTAAAACAGACCAGTTAAGTGACAGCGAAGATTTATTCAGATAAAATATGCGTACAGAGTTAAAAGTATTTTCTAGGCTATTTGGTAAGCAGTTTAAGACAGAGCTGTCTGCTGCAGACGACATACAAGAGGCTCTTAACGAGTTACAAGGCTTAGACCTTAATAGTCAAGTAGAAAACCTACGTCAAAAAGACTCACAGTTTGTAAGTCAAATTAACGAGCTCAAAGGCGTAGCAGAAGACTTGATCGCTACATACGACAGCCTAGAAGACCAGCTACAAGACTATAAACAAATACAAGACAAACTAGAGACTGCACTACGCAGCTTTGAGTCTATGGCTAGCGACATAGGTATTGACCCTATGCAAAGCGACAAATACGAAGAGGGCAGTAGACTACTAGAAGAAAGCGAGAGCGATATAGTTTCTCTAGTAGACTTGCAAAACGACACATACGACAGATACGAAACAGCAACCGACTTATTTAGGTAATATGAACAGAAACTTACAAACAGCTTTCAATAAGCTACAACGCAAAAAAACCGAACTATCTAAAGACCATAAAGTAGCTTTGGGTCTAGTAGACGAAATAGAGTACGACTTAATGAGTTTACAAGACGAAGTGGGTAGAATTTCTTACTCTACAGAAGAGTGGTACGACGAAAACTTTGAGAAATTTTTAGAAACTAGAAATGCATTACGTGACGTTTATATTAATAACAGCGAGTCTTTTTTAGACCCAGTAGACGTAGAAGAAGACAAAAGAAGACTAGAAGAAATTAAACAAAAAGCAGAAGAGCTAGGTGTAGACTATACAGAGGTGTACGATCAATGGGACGAACATATGGAGCTAATTGAAGACCTCGACAATTTTACAGACCGTTTTGTAGAGCAAAAAAATGAGCTAAAAAGTTTTGGCTTTTAAAAATTTTTAAATAGATATATATATGAAACCGACAGAAATGTTATCACAAATCAAGACTTTGCTAAAGGCACGTATGTCTCTAGCACAGCAAACACTTGAAAACGGTACAATTATCGAAGCAGAGAGCTTTGAGGCTGGACAGCAAGTTTTCGTAGTGTCAGACGAAGAGCGTGTAGCTTTGCCAGTAGGCGAGTATGCACTCGAAGACGGTATGACCCTAGTCGTAGAAGAAGAGGGAATGATCGCAGAAATTAAAGAGGCTGCAGTAGAAGAAGAAGCACAAGAAGAGCAGCTAGAAGAAGAGGTCGTCGTAGAAGACGTGCCAGAAGAGGTTGTAGAAGAGGTTGCTGCTGTAGTAGAGGCTGTAGTCGAGGCTATCGCACCAGTACTCGAAGAAGTAAAAAAAGAAGTAGAAGAGCTTAAAAAGAAGTTTGAATCTTACGAAGACAAAAAAGAAAAAATGTCGTCACAAAAACCAGCTCGCAAACCTTTAAAACACAATCCAGAAAAAAATAACACTCCTAAAGTGCATACATACGCAGACAACCGTAATGCGACTATGCTAGACAGAGTATTTAACAAACTTTCTAAATAAATATAAAATGAACAAAAACGTAAACTTACGGACTATTACGACTAGTGGATCACTAGACAGCTTTACTACGACCTACGAAGGGGAGTACAAAAAGCAAATTATCTCCGCGGCTTTGTTGAGTGGGGACACTCTAGACAAGGGTGGTGTAACTATTAAACCAAACGTACAGTACAAAGAGGTTATCAAGAAAATTGACAGTGGAGCTATTTTGACTTCTGCTACTTGCGACTTCTCTGCTACTGCAGACGTTATTGACATTGTAGAGCGAGTACTTGAAGTAACTCAACAACAAGTAAACCTCGAAATTTGCAAGTCAGACTTCGAATCGGACTACTTGGCTCTAGAGCAAGGTTTCTCTGCATACAAAAACTTACCTACTTCTTTTGCCGACTTTATTATGGCTCACGTTGTAGCTAAAGTTGCAGAAAAAACAGAGCAAAACATCTGGGGTGGAGTATCTGGGTCAGACGGTTACGACGGTCTTACAGTATTAATGTCTGCAGACACGGACGTTAACGACGTTACAACTAGTGAAACTGCTTTTGCTGCTTCGACAATCATTAGCGAGCTAGGCAAATTAGTAGATACAATCCCTTCAGCCGTATATGGAAAAGACGACTTGAAACTTTACTTACCTACAATCGCTTACAAAGCGTATGTACGTGCTCTAGGTGGTTTCGGTGCTGTCAATGCGTCTGGTGGTGGTGGTGCTGCTGGTACAGACAACAAAGGGTCACAGTGGTACAACGGATCAGAGCTTTCTTTTGAAGGAATCCCAGTATTTAAAGCTCCTGGAATGCCAGTTGACCATATGGTAGCTGCAGAAACTAGCAACTTGTTTTTCGGCACAAATTTAGTCGCAGACCATACAGAGGCTAAGATCCTGGATATGAGCGATTTAGACGGCTCGATGAACGCGAGAATTATTATGCGTCTAGCTGCTGGCGTCCAATATGGCACTGCTGGCGACATCGCACTTTATACTTTGGCGTAATATAAATTAATTGTTTAACTAATTAGGGTGGGTAAGCCGTATAGTGCCTACCTACCCTTTTTTAATACTATAAAATTATGGCGTGTGCAACATTAACTACTGGTAGAAGTTTACCGTGTAAATCTAGTGCTGGTGGTATAAAAGCTATCTACGTTACAACTTTTGGCGACTTAGGCGATGTTACTGTCTCTGCTGGCGAAGTTACAGCGTGGACTGGTACACCAACTCTATACAAATACGACGTAGACGGTGCTACTGGTGTAGAGCAAAGTATTACAGCGAGTCCAGAAAACGGTACTGTTTTTTATACTCAAACTTTGACTACTACATTAAAGCGTCTAGACAAAGCTACTTTAGTAGAGCTAGACGTACTACTTAAAAACAGACTTTCTGTAATTGTAGAAGACTATAATGGTAACTATTTAATTTTAGGCAAAGATCACGGCGTAAATAGCTCTGGTGGGTCAATTACCACTGGACAAGCGTTTGGCGATTTAAGTGGTTTCTCTGGGCTTACGTTTCAAGCTCTAGAGCAAGACCCAGCCTTTTTTGTAACCTCTAGCTTAGTAACGGCAGCAGAGGACTCTACCCAAATTGACCCAGCGTAAGGGTTTTTTAAATTGTGTTAAAAGGGTAGTTTCGGCTGCCCTTTTTTTTTTAGGCAAAAAACGCAAAACTTACGTTATATAGATAGTATGAAAGTATTAAAACCTACTACAGACACGCAGACTATAAAACTTATACCTAGAAACTATAGTCAAAATACTACGGTGCAGCTAAGAGACGACCAAACAAACGTCACTACAGTATATACACCAACGGTAACAAAAGAACAAGACTATCAAGTCTATAGTACTGTCTGGAATTTAGAAGAGGGGCACTACTACGACTTACTTGTACAGAATGACTTTGACATATGGAGTCAAAACATTGACGAGTGGGCACTTAGCGAAAACACTTGGGACGACGTAAACTATAAAGTAGAAACAAATATAGTAGACAAAGTTTTCTGCACGGATCAAGAAATAGACCAGTCAGAAGACAAAGAGTATAGCATAAACAAAGGCGTATATAAAAGCGACTCGTCTTACGATAATGAGTATATAATTTATGAATAAACCAACTAAAAGACGTAGCACAGCTCGTAAACGGTCTGGCTTAAAGTTTCTAGACTTAGCAGCGTATACATCGCCAGTTATTATAGAACAAAAAAATAAAGCGTGGGTCGAGCTAGGATCGGACAATAACTACTACCAGTATTTAATCGACTTGTATAACTCGTCGCCTACAAACGGTGCAGCTATAAATGGTATTGCACAGCTTATTTTTGGTAGAGGTCTAGACGCTACAAACTCTAGCTTAAAACCAAACGACTACGCTATGCTTAAACGTCTTTTTAGAGACGACTGCGTGCGTAAATTAGCTACAGACTTAAAGCTGTTTGGACAGTGCTCTATGCAAGTTATATATAACGCAGAGCGTACACAGATCGTACAAGTAGAACACTACCCAGTAGAGACGCTAAGACCAGAAAAATGTAACGAAGACGGCGAAATAGAGGCGTACTACTACAGCTCGGACTGGGCAAACCTTAAAAACGGCGAAGAGCCAGACCGTATACCAGCTTTCGGCTTTAGCGAAGAGGCTGTAGAGATTTTGTGTGTGAAACCATACAGAGCTGGCTTTTATTACTTTGCACCAGTAGACTACCAGAGTGCTACACAGTACGCAGACCTAGAAAGCGAAATTGCAAACTTTCACTTCTCGAATGTAAAAAATGGTATGGCTCCTGGACTTTTGCTTAACTTCAATTCGGGAATCCCAGACGAAGACGCTCAAATGGAAATAGAGCGTAAGATTAAACAAAAATATCAAGGTACTAGCAACGCTGGTAGATTTATACTTGCTTTTAACAATAATGCAGAAGAGCAAGCGACTGTAGAGTCTATACAACTTAGCGACGCACCACAACAGTACGAATTTTTGTCTACGGAGTCAACTCAAAAAATTTTAATCGGCCATAGAATAACGAGTCCGATGCTTTTAGGCATAAAAGTACAGAATGGTCTAGGTAATAACGCAGACGAGCTACGAATGAGCTCTATATTATTTGACAATACAGTAATAAGACCGTTTCAAGACTTGCTTATAGAGGCTTTTAACAAAATTCTAGGATATAACGACATTTCTTTACACTTATACTTTAAGACACTGCAGCCTCTAGAGTTTATAGACCTAGAAAACACAATGACTAAAGAGCAAAGAGAAGAAGAGACTGGCGAAAAACTAGGACTTAAAAGCGTAGACGACCCTTGCGAGGCTGGCTATGAGCAGTACGGAATGAAAACTAAAGACGGTAAGCAAGTGCCTA